TTGATCCTTGAAAGAACGAAAAGACGTACATCCGGGTGCCCACGGCCACCCAATACCGGCCGTCTGTGGGCTCGACCACTGCGACTGCGCTCTGCACGTCTTCCTTGGTTTGGGTCAAAACAAAGTCGACCAGCTCCGGGTCGATGGGGTTGCCCACGTCTGCGGCGCTCGCCAGGTTGGAGCTGTCCCGCGCCCGCAGAGACCGGACGCCGGACTCGGACAGGAAGAACACGTCCTGGTCCCCGAACGACGCGACCGTGCGCGGGGAGACCGTGCCGATGTTGTTAAGAATCTGAATCAGCTGCTTGTCTTCTGGCAGCGGGCCGACAGACCAGATTTGCACGTACCGCCTGGAGAATACGGCGATACGGTTCTGGTAGGTGCCCACGGCCACCACTTCGTCGTTGGAGCCGTCTTGCGTCGACATATCAATCAGACCGGCGTTGACCACGTTCGCGTCCGCCGTGTTCCATTTGGTCGGGTCTGACACGCCTACAGGACCGCCGCTCAGATCAAAGCCTGTAAACCGCAGCACTCGTTGGGCTGCGCCGTACATTTGGTCCGCAACGGTTTTGATAAATGTGGCAACGGCCGTCTGGTACAGCGACGCTTCAAACACTTCTTGCGGATAGGTGCCTGCGTTTGCTGCGTTCAGGGTAATTCGGTAGTAAGCAAACGGCTGTTGTGTGCCGGTGCCAAGTTGTACGATCCGAATGCGATCTAGCTGCGGCGCACCTTCGTCCATGTCTACGCCACCTGCCAGGGGCGCTGCGGCGGACGTGGTGACCGTGCCGCCCGTGGTAATTGCCGTGGTAAATCCGTTGGCGGCCGTACCTGGTGGTGCCTTAATGGTGACCGTTACGCCGGTCGCAGTTGCCGTGTAATCAGGGGCCGAGCCGAACTGGTTAATCCGCTCTGCGACTTTCTTGGCGGTGTTCTCGCTACTCACTGTCCAGTCGACCGGGATGCCAAGCGCGTCTACGCCGTTGACTTCGACGGACACGATGCGGTTCTGTCCGGGGGTCAGTGTGCCGCCTGTGATGTCGAACGTCGTAGACGCCGCGACTTCGGCAACCGGCGCAATAGCGGCCTGTATTGTCGAGACCTGCATGTCCCAGGTGGTATCGTCTATCTCAGCGACGGCGGTAGTGAACGCCTCTCCTGGTGGACCGATAACGGTCAGCCGGGCTTCGGCGCTGGTGTCAGGTTCGTTGAGTGCTTCGTAAACGCTTGATTTGTTGTTGATTTCTGCCACAAGCGCCGCCGCCAGTGCGTCACGGCTGCCGACGGTTGTGGCAATCTCATTCCATGACGTGACCAGAGCATCGCCGTAGAAGTGACCTATCCGGCCGTGGTTGAAACGGACAACCGCGTAGGCCACGCCGCCAAAGTTATCGACGGACAGAACGCGGTCGATGACTTCGGTAGGGTCTGCGGTCAGCGCGATCTTGTAGTAGACAACCGTCGGGGGCATTCCTGCGGGTCTGTCTACGACGCCGTAGACCACGAGCTGCCCAGCGGTGCTGTGCAGCCCGCTGGTGCCCGGCGGTAGGGTGAATACTTTCTCGAAAGATTTGCGCTTCTCGACTTCGCCGCCCCGGGATATGTGCCCGTTTATGAGACGACGCAATGTGCCCGGGGGCGCAGTAAATTCGGACTTGCGAACGTCTTGACCGCCCTCAAAGTCGTTAACCAGCAGATACGCCACGGCCTACCTCTTATCGTCTTGGTGCGCGAACGCGGGTGGTCGGCCCTGCACTTCCTCTGTCGCTTGCGGACTGAATAGGCCAGACGCCGGTTTTGGACTGCTTGCCTTTCATGCGATTAAATCGCGCAGCGGCTTGCTGCAGTTTCATCTGTGCGTCTTTGGAGCCTTGCTTGGTCAGCCAGTCCGCCGCTGCGAACAGCACGATCATCTGGTCGTCCAGATCAACGATGTCCGTTTCTTCGACGGGCTCGACAAACGTCTTGCGGCCATAGATGCGAAACGCGCCACCGTTTACGGCCGGGACAGGCCAGACTTCAAATTGGTTTTCTTCAAACGCGGCCCACGCATAGACCGGGTCTGAGCGTTCGCCGGCGTCGGAGTTGTACGTCTCCAGGTCGTCCGGATGTACGCCGTATCTGAGCGTGTGCCATGTGTCGGTCCCCAATTCTTGGAAGACGACTTTCTCGATGTCTTCAAACAACAGGTCCGGGGGGAACGAGTAGTAACGCTCGCCAGCCTGCATCAGCTTGTCGCGATAGACGCGCAGGTGCGGCCAGGGATGTTCGTCCCACAGGCGCTCATAGTGCCGGCGCAACGTGCGCTTTAGCGCCGTGTCCACGTTCTTGGACAGTGCCGCAGACGGGGCCATATAGACCTCGTCACGCAGCGCCTCGACTAGCTTACCGAACGGCTTCCCCCGGGCCATGTGTCTTAATCCTCGCCGTGGCCAGGACCGGCCATGTCTTCCAAAGACGGGCTGTCTGGCGCGGGCGTTTTAGCCGGGGCTTTCTTGCCGGATTTCACGCGGACTTCTTCAACGACGGGATGTTCGACGCCGATGTCTTCCAAGGTGGCCGGCAGCTTCGGCACTTTTCCGAACAGCTCGTCGATCAACTTGGCTTTTGATCTGTATACGGTTTTCAGGCGCGCTACTTCATCTTTCGCACTGATGCCTTTGCTCATTTCCAGCGGATAGATATTGCCGACTGAGTCTTCGCCGCCGTGGATGTGGCGCAGTAATACGATTTCGGCAACGGACACACGCTTGCCGCATACGACCGCGTTACGGTCTCCGTTTAGACTGACGTCTGCTCTGCAAATCTGCATGAATAATTATCTCCGGGTGGTTAGACAGAAACAGCGGCCCCCGAAAGAGCCGCTGTTTCATCCTGACTTACGCTATCTCAATAACCATCGAAGTATTGAGCTGCCGGCCGACCATTGCGCCGGCCCAAGTCATTGAGCGGTAAACGACCATCTTGTCGTGCGGACGGGCGGGGAAGTGCTTTTTCATATCCTCGCCTTCGATCACGGACGCTTTGATGTTGTTCACGTCAATGAAGTAGCAGAACTTCGCCTTGCCCAGCACATCCAGCGTCGGGTCATACTCGAACGTGCCGAGTCCACGAATGCTGATCATGCCGATGCCGATGTCTACGTCCTTCGCAAAACCGGCCTGGGAGTACACGCCTTTCGCGTCTACTTCCTGCTCCAGTGCGTCGAGGAAATCCGAGCCGCAGAAAATCTTGTACTTCGGCTTGCCGTATCGCGTCAGCTGGCGGACCTTCTTGCGCAGCGCCTTGATCAGCGCGCTGGTGGTCACGTTAGACGTGACCGCGCCTTCGCCGCCGGCCGTACCGTGAGCGGCAGTCATGGCGATGTTGCGCCACAACGGCTGCGTTGCCCGGTCGATACCGCCGACAACACCGACACGCGGGTTCTCTGCGATGAAATACTGGATGCCTGGTACTTCTTTGGCGTCCTGAGTACCGTCATTCCAGAACATCGTGTTCATGCCGTCGGACCAGCCTTCGGTCATATCTTCCAGTTTTACCTGCAGGATATTCGCAAGGGCCGTGGTCTCGCGCTGGCTGTGAGACACGGTGTCTTTCCCGTTGGTGTCGACCACGGAAATACCGTCGCGCAACAGCTCGTCGGTCGTCATGTTGATACCGCAGTGAATCATTTTCCACGGGTACGCAACGGTCTTGATCGGCGTCGGGTTGGTGAAAGTCAGAGTATCGTCGGAGTCGAAACCTTCGATAGTGGACTGAGTCTCAAAGATCGGACGCAGCGTGATGTCGCCTTTGCCACCCGGGAAAGTCTTCTGCGTTGCGCGCATGGCGCGAAGCAGGGGCTTGTCCTGAATGTGCTGCGCGAACGTCTTGCCTCGGTCCATGTGGTAGTCGAGTGCGGCGTTCGCGATGTTGTCGATCTGTGCTTGAGTAAAGGGCATTGATTATTACCTCGCCGAGTCGGCGGCCTGCCTTACTGCTTCCATGAAGCTGTCGGGTTGTGGCGCGGCCCCCTGGTTTGCACTTGCGCGGTCGCTGGTAACCGATGGCTTTATCTCTGGCTTGCGAGGCACAAGATTTTTCATCTGTGTGTTCACGTTGTCGTATGCTCGCTGTGCGAGTGCCACCGCATCGTTCTCGTTGCGGGGCGGCGACTGTTGCGCCAGAAAGGCCAGTTCTCGGAAAACAAACGGCTGCTTCTGTTTGAAATCGGCGTCTCGACTAATGGTCTCCTGCTGCCAGGTGTCTACGGCCGTCCGCTGTCTGCTTTGGGCGTCGTGGACTGTTCTCTGCTGGGTCTCATTGTTCCGGCGAGTTTCCTGTTCTGCCGCCCGGTTGGCGTTGAACTGGCCTTGATTCCGAAGGCGGGCGATTTCGCGCGCTCGGTCGCTGGTGATAAACCCTTCGTCCACTTCTTCTTGCAGGTCCGTCGGCAGTATTTCGCCGGTGAAACCTTCAAGCTGTTGCATGTGAACGCGCAGTGTTTCAAGTGCTTTGGCCGGGTCGTTCTTCATCAGCGCCATGATCTTGAAACCTTCCGCAACTTCCTGATTGCTCAGTTGTTGCGTTTCCATGAAGCTCTCAATTTGCTGGAACTGTTCGGCTTTGGGCTGAAACTCTTGCAGCTGGTCCTTAAAGTCGTTTCGCTGTTTAACCATTTGCTGCCAGCGCGGGTGCTTGTGGAACGGGACAGTTTCTTCCCACTCCGAATCGGCATCCCCGTCTTCTGGATTAGCGGCGTCGGCGGGCTTCTTGTCGCTATCGGCTTTGGCGGCAGCGGGCGTGTCCGCGTCGTCGGGGTCTTCTCCTTCGGCTTTGTCGGACTTGCCTTCTGCTGCTTCGGTGATCGCGTCAAAAAAACTCGTCTCGTCGTCGTCAGCGTTTGCAGTTGACGTGTCTGCAGTTATGTCTCCGTCAAGCGCAGTGGACGTTGCTGCGTAATCTTCGTCCGTCGCAAGTGCAGGGGGCGAACCTGCTTCAATGCCGCCTTCGTTGTTCGCTGGCGATGCGAACTTATGCTTGGTTGACCAAGGCATTTAGCGCCTCCGGGCTGGTTGTGGGTTCGTAGACAGTTGTCTGCCTACATTGTAGACACTGCGGACAGCGCAGTGCAACTACGTTCTGTTGCAAGATTAGACAGGCGCGTCCGGACGAAGCTGGGCGGGGCCGGCCGGGGCGTTCTGCTGCGCCAGCCCTGGTCCCTGGTTTGCGTCTCCGCGCTGCGGACCTGCGGCGTTGTTTCCGCCCTGTCCGCCCTGCTGCGCCGGGTCGGTCGCCGGGTCTCCGGTGCCGACCTGCTTCTGCGAGTTGAGCGCGGTCATCGACGGCATGCCTTCCAAGAACGCATCCGTCAGGTCCATCCCGTCGTCCATGCGCTCCAGTGCTTTCTCGGCAAGCCATTTCGGCTTAATGCCCGGTATCTGCATGAAGAACGGAGCCATGCGCTCAAAGTTCTGAATCTCTGCCGCCTTGTTCGGCCGGCCACTGGAGCCTGCTTTGATTTCCAGCCACAGGTCGCGGGCGACTTCTGACGCAGACCAGCTGGGCCACGCCGCGCCTGGGCCTGCAATCTCGTAAACCGTTTCTTCGTCCATTTCCGTCAACATGACGTGACTGGCCGACTGCGCAATCTCGGACAGAAAGTCGTCCAGGTCGTCGACGTTGGAGCCGACCGACGACAACCGGCTGGACTCGGCAATGCTGGTCTCCGTCGCGGTCGCGCCGCTGGAGCCGCCCATGTTGGCTTCTTGGCTGCCCAGTGTTTTCAGGATGTCTTCGTAGGTGGAGCCGGTTTCGTACAAGTTCGGGTCGACCGGGTTGTGCGGCATGGCCTGCAGCTTAGACGCGACGGTCTCCCCTGGGGCCAGGCCGTCCAGCTCAACAACCGAGTGTGCAGCCGAGCCGGTAATCTTGGCCTTGTCTTCTTCCGAAAACGCGCCCCGGGCCGTAACGTGCTTGGGTCTGTTGGCGTCCCGGTGTTCGCGTAGGCGCTGCCGGGACAGGTTGTGTTCGACCTGCATGTCTCTCATTAGGGACACGTCGGACGGCGGGAATATGTCGTCCTCGTCTTCGATTTCGTTGAACATCAACGTGAAGAACGGCCAGAAGCGTTCAAGTTTTACCTTGGGTGATTCGGGCTGGCACAGGTAATCCGGATGTCCGTCGCAGACGGTGTAGACCAGCCCGCTGACTTTGTCATAGATTTCCCAGACGCATGCCTGGCCTTTTTTCTGCTCGCCTTCTCTGGCCGACTGCTGCTTGTCACCGTTGTAGGACGTGTATCGCTGGCCGATGTCGACCTTGTAAATTTCGCGCACGTCGTCCGCACTCAACAGGTACTCCTGCGTCACCCAGCGGGCACCGACGAATCCATCCAGCGCCTTACAACGGCTGTCCGGAATGATCGTTGTCGCGTCCGGATAGTCGAAGTCCAGTCCTTCGCGGGTGAACATATCGGCTTGCGATTTTATGTTCTCCAGCATCAGACGCATTTCTTCCATCTGCGCGTGGGTCTCGTCGAACTTGTCGGCGGCGGCTTCGGCGGCCAGGCGCTCCAGGTGCGCAAGCTGTTCGCTCACGTCGCTGATCTTATCCACGTCCGCAGCGTTGTAGTCGTACAAGCGGTGATAGCCGAGTTTAACGTAGGCCGCGCCCACGGTTAC